TTCATTTTTTTCTATCTCATCTAATTTTTGTTTTGCTTGTTCTAATGTTTCAGCAATCATAGAAACTGTATATCTCTTGTCGCCCCAATAATTTCCATATTCATCTTCATTTCTATAAGTAATTTTAAATTTATATTTACTCACTCTTTATCATCTCCTAACCAAAACTTTTTAATAACTCGTCAAACTCTTGTTGTTCTTCTTTTGATATTTCTTGTTTCTCTATGTCTTTGTCAAACCAATCTGGTAAGACTTCTTTAGGTTCTGTATTGTATTCGTTATTCCATAATTCTTCACAGAACCAACTAGACCCACCTTTTATGTATCTATCCTCTATATGATTTTGTTCAATATGTTGATTATAATTTTCAATACCTTTTAATACTTCCTCGTAAGTCGTTCCTTTTTTTCTAGCAACGGTATAATGTTTTAAAGCGTCTTTCTTCCCAGTCTTTTTAGGATATAGTTTCCACAATTCCTCAAACTCTTGTTCATAAACACTCAAAGTCTTTCCGACTTTTGGTGGTTGTGAACATATTAATATACTATTCTCTTCTATACTATTCTCTTCTATACTATTCTCGCTTAGCATTGGCTTAGCAGTATTTACGCTATCAGTTATTAACTCATATTTTTCGTTAACTAATTTTAATAATTTTAACTCATCGACATATTCTGTTTCCGTAATTCTTCTGCTATCTAACCAATTATTCTTATTCCAATCAGTCACTACCATTACGCCACTTTCAAAGGCTATAAAAAATCGCTTTGCTATTAATATTTTAAAATCATCGTCTGCAAAACCACAGGCTTTTTGTAATCTTCTTGGTTGAAAAAATCCTTTGTCATCAGCACTCATCCCAGCCATAAAATAAAGTGCTTTTGATGAATTGGGTAAATCAGTAAATTTATCGCTTTCAACTACCCTTTTATCAAACATCCTTTTTTGTGCCATACTATTCTCCTTTCTTAATAGGTTTTAAAACTATCTTATCTTCGTAGATTTCCATATAAAACTCTCTACCGTGTTTATCTATAAAAAACTTCGGTATAATTATACGGTTCATTTGTTTATCAGCGTTCTTCTGATATATTAATTTTGGTTCTTCCATTTTCTTCCCTCCTTTAACATACCAACATCTTACCATAGTGTAGGAAACTCGTCAATACTTTTTAATAAAAAAAATTAGGTTTTTACACCTAATCTTTTTGTTTCTTTGGTCTACCCCTTTTATTTGGCTTATTTTCGACTTTAGTATCTTCCTTGACTAATTTATTCTCTTTTGCCTTTTTCTTCGAATTTTGGGTATTTCTGTTCGTTTCAGAGTGTAATAAGGTGTTAACTGCAAACAATAATGCGTCTACTTTTGTATTTAGTTCGTTTATTTGCCTTATTATGTTGTCGTCTTTTCTCTCACACTCTAACCTAAAATATTCTTCTTGCTCTCTTAAATCTTCATAATTTGTTATTCTTTTTATCCAACCACTACTCTGGTAGTCCTCGAAATTCTTCATTATTTATAACTTCCTCCATTGCTTCTTCAACTAATTTCCCTGTTTCCATCATTTCTTCGTAACAATCGTCACACATATACTCTTCTGCATAAGGGTAATATTCTACGCTATTGTGAAACTTTTCACATCTAGGGCAAAAATATTTTACTTCTAACCCACCGTGACAACTAGGACACCCCTCTAAATGTTCTAGCCAACTACTATCACTCTTTTCTCCATAAGGACATCTGTTTTCTGTAAACTCTGCAGGTTCGTTGTAATATGCGTCACAACTACGACAATAATATTTCTTTAAATCATCTTTGTTCATATATTCTTATTTTCTCCCTCATTTCCTTTTCTTCTTGCATTTCTGCAAGTTCTTTTATTTTCTTTTTATGTTTGTTTCTATCTAGCACAAAATTCCTATCTTCGCTTATACTAAATAGCATAATACATTCAACATCAGCTAAGTTTAGTCGCTTATATTGTCTATATAATTTTTCTATTATTTCTTGTCTTTTTAAGTCACATTCATTATGATAATAATATTCTAGGTCTTTACAACCACAACCACCTAGCCATATTTTTATTGGTTTTGTAGTTAATGTAAAACCATTTTTTATCATCTATTTCCTCCTATTTAGTCTTTTTCTCTTTTTATAACATACCATTTTCTTTCTTTTTTATGTCTTATCTTTTTGCAATATTTTAAGTTATGATATAAATATTCTTTATCATACCCAAAATAGTTCCCACATTCTTCTGTCGTATCAAAAACTCTTACTAATTCGTTGTCTAAGTTATACATATAAACTTTCTTTCTTGGAAATTTATATTTATTTGTTTTTTTGTTTAATCTCCTAATAAATGCACAACAACCATCAAAGTCCATTTAAACTCCTCCTAATATTAACCATACTATTGATAAGAAAAGTCCTTTTATCTTACCTTTAATACCTATATACTCCTCTAAATCAGCGTCTTTTGCGTGGGCTATTAAATAATCTCCTAATTTAGTAAATACTCCTTGCTTTTTTAAATATTCTCCCCAATTGTATAAACGATTATGCCCAGCCCATTCTCTAACATAACTTCTTTCAGACCTCGTAATTGGGTATCTCCAACCATCTCTTCTATTTAAAATATAATATATTTCATTTTCCATAGATTTCTTCGTTTTAATCAAATATGAATTACCTATATGTGTGTTCTCCTTCGATAATTTAATATCTAACATCATAATCTTATAATTCCTTTAAACTTATATTCACATTCTTTACATATATTCCAATAGCAATCTCTAGTGTATTGCTTATATGGTCTCAATTGATATATCTCTTTTACTAGCCTAACTGGTTTGTAATCTAGTTCTTTAAAGCATAAATCACACACCATTTTCTTAGGTTCTACCCTTTTGGGTTTATATCCCTTCATTATTCTTCTCCATATTTGTATTCTATCCAATAAACTTTATACTTTACTGAATCACCAAATCTGTTTGTTGAATTTACATACTTATCGTTTATCATATATTGTTTTCTAAGTAACCAAATATAATGCGATAATCTTGTGCAACCTAACTCCTTAATTGCCTCCCAAGATGATATGCTACCACATCTTTGCATATAATCAAGTACTCTTTCTTCCATTGTTATCTTTTCCATTTTTTATTCCTCCTTCCTATTTAATAGTTGTCTTAACTTGTCTTTAAAATATCTCCTTTCGTCTAATTTCTTTTTATGTACCCAATGGTTACACCAAGAACACATTTTCTTATCTCTATTGTAAGGTATTATTACACTATGCCCACAACTACAATAATATTTGTGTTTATCTCGTTCCATTGTTTCTCGTTGCCAACTGTTAGTATCTTCCTTCCAAGACCTCCCTGTATGTATCGTGCTGTCGCTAGCCATATTTATGTCTCTCCTCGTATTCTTTCTATTGTGTTTTTCATTTTTGTTTCCTCCTCTATGGTTACATATTATCATCTCAAAAAAATAATGTCAATACCTAAAGTGAAATATTTTTTATAAAAAGAAAAAAGAGATAGTTTTTTCTATCTCCTTATTGAACTTTTGTCGCAATATACAACGTGTGGAGTGAATGTTTCTCCATAGATTTGGTATCTTCCATTTACTTCACCTTGAACAATAACTCTTCTATCTGCAGATGTTCCATTAGGGTATCTTTGCCCATTTACATTGTATAAAGGGCTTCCTTTAACGCAAATAGCATTAAATGGGTATATTTGTCCTTCTCTTATAACATTTCCCTTATCTACATATACGATATGAGGGTTAAATGTAGAACCATATACTTTATATCTACCATTTAGTTCTCCTTGAACTTCAACAGCTCTATCTGCCTGAGCTCCATATTTATATTGATTTCCATTAGCTGCATAAAGAGGGCTTCCCTTTTTAACTATTCCTGCAAATGGGTAATCAGTTGGAGTTGGTGGAACTGGTTCTGGATCTGGTTGTGGGTTTGCTGGGTTTACGATACAACCTAAATATTTATAATATCTAGTATCTAGTCCCCAATTGCCATTGCTTCCTCTACTTCTATTAAAGTTTTGGAAATCAAAATGGTTATAACCTGATTCACTTGTTAGAACATCAGTTGCACTATATTTTATTTCTACATTAGCAACGTGTCCTGCTAAATCTCCTAAACCTTCCCAAATCATTATTCCACCTAAAGTTGGTTCTTGTCTAATTTCTAGACCTAATGATTTTGCTCTACCATAAAAGTTTTCTGCATTGCAATTTAATTGAGGGTATTTCATACCTTTATAACCAGTAGTTTCGCTATATACCTCGTTAAATCTACCACAAGACCAACCTACACAATTGCATAAAACAGTTAGTCCTGAAACAGTTGGTTTACCTTGAATACACCAAGAATAACCACCATTACTTGTAGTGTTATAAAATGGGTTTCCCTTATTCGGCAATGTTCTTTGTGGCTTCATCTACATCACCACCATCTATCTCTTCAAATTCTCTTATGTCATTTACTTCAACTGTTGTTTGTCCTTCCCAATCTTCTGGGTTTGTAGAAATTTCTTCTACTTCAATTTTCTTTTCTTCTTCCATTTTAATTTCTCCTTTCTCTAGAAATTCTTTCTGTCTGTTGGGTTGTTAAGTCCCGCAAACACTTGGAACGCTATTGTAATAATGTCTTGGATGCCATTTAAAACATCATTAGGTACATCATACACACCACATAATTTTAATATTTCTGCAATAAGTAAAACAAGTTGCGTCCAAAATACAGGGCTTTTAAGTCTCTCTAACATATTTTTACCTCCTTATATTGATTATATACTATTATTTTTAATATTGCAAAAAAAGAAGTGCCTAGATATACTAGACACTCTATTTGAAGGAGCAGAGAAGGTAAATGAATAAACCCTTCTCTAATTTAATTATATTCTAAAAGTGTAAAATTGACAAACAAAAAGAAGAGTGTTAGTACTCTTCAATTAAGGGGTTTGTTATTATATGACATAATAACATTTAGTTGCGTATAAAAAATGAAAAAACACAACTTAGTGCCTTTATAAGCACCATTGAATAGATATAGTTTATTAAGGCTTACTAGGTCTTGGTAGTAACCTACTTAGAATTATTCTAAGAGTCACCCTATATCTACTCAATGCTACTCACAAAGTGAATAGCATTTACAGCTCAGAAAGGAGGTCACATTTAGTGTCCTCTGTAAGATCCTATTACTCTCTTACACAATTAAGTATAACATTATATTTTTTTCTTGTCAAACTAAAAAGGACCGTATCGTCCTTTTTCTCGAGTTCGTCAGGAGGTGAACTCAACTATGAATAATATTGATGAGTAGTGATTTCTCATCTACTTAGAGTATAGCACAAAAATAAAAAAAGAGCAAATATATACTCTTTTCTTAAAATAGCACTCTTTACAAAACTTGCCAAGCACATCTCATAATTCTTTCACTAGGGTCGAATGTATCGTAGATTACTCCATCTATTATTGCAGTTATATGTCCATCCATTGTAACTAAATATTTACCAAAGGGATATTCTTTTGCAAATTCGCTGACCGTTTTGGAAAAATGACATTCTCTGGGGTATCTACTATCTAGGTATTCTTCTACAAAGCCTACATTGTTAAACATATAACCTACATCTCCAGATAAATCTACTAATTCGTTATATACATCTTCCCAACTTCTATTAGTAACTAAACTAATTGACCTTAACACGCAATCATCTATATGTCTTGCATTTGGGTTTCTATTTAAGTATCTATACATACTA